GCAAGTGCGACCTGGAGGCTACAGACGAAGAGCCGACCGCGAACCCGCCCGAAGGTGGCGAAGCCGACCGTCCCAGCCCCGGACTCGACAATAACCCCGCCAAAGATGCCAGGCTCTTCAGCGATTCGCACCCCTATATCAAAAATGGATACGAGGGAGCAAGAGAGGCGGTGGAGAGGCTCATAACCGAACAGACGATTTTCGGAAACGGCTACGTATTCAAAGAGGATATCAAACGCCAACGAGCGGAAATACGCGAGTGGGCCAAGGAAAACCTGATCGGGAAACAGATGTCCGTTCCGGGCTTGGATATGCCCATCTCGTTCACCTCGACCGGGATCAAGGAGGCATTGAACCAGCCTCATAAGTATTTACTGGAAAAGAATGAGGCAGTAAGGTATATCAAATCGTTACTGGAAAAGGGGAACTATGTCCGTTTTGATCCGGATGTCAAGGATAACCAAATGGTAAAAGGATATCATTATTATAAGATAGAGATCAACAATGAACCTTCTTACGTAGTAATACGGGAATTAAAAACTGGAGAATTAATGTTTTATTCCATTGTCGAAAAGATAAAAAAGAAAGAGTGACCGAAAGCCTTTAGCGAAGGATATGCAATCCAACCCAGTACAATCGATCACTCTTCTTTTTGCAAAGGTAACAATATAATTTACAAGTCATCATTCATCAATCAAAATTCTCATGGATTTAAACCAACTAGTTCGCAAACTGGAACAAAAGAAGTCCGCCCTTGTTGCTTTCCGCGACAGCCGATGGCCGAAGCGGGTGGGCGAAATGGCGATCAGTCATTTCAAGCGCAACTTCCGTGAGGGAGGCTGGTGCGATAACGGTTCGGTCCAGAAATGGAAACAGACACGCCGGCAGGAACAGGGTGGCAAGGCTGCCTACTACAACCGTACCCCCTTGCTGAGCGGCAGCAACAACCTCTATGGCGGATTCACCTACAAGGCCGGTGCCGGTAAGGTCATCGTCTCGAACGAGGTGAAATACGCCCCCATCCACAACAACGGAGGAGTGGTCACCCACCGGATCACCCCACGCATGAGACGCTATGCCTGGCACCGTTTCTTCGAAGCCGCCGGAATCAAAAAAGGCGATTCGCCCAAAGTGCGCAAACGCAAAGAGTCTGCCATGAACCCGGCAGATTGGATGTGGAAAAGGCTCGCCCTGACCCCCAAACAGACTTCACGGGTACATATCCCGCAACGCAAGTTCATGGGGCACAGCAAAGAGTTGCAACAAAAGATAAACGAATACACTGAAAAGGAACTTAAAAAATTGATAGGAGACTTTTAGAATGGAAGAATTATTCAATTTGATACAAACTGCCGTAGCTGACGGCATGCTTGAACTGACTTTAGTGGATGAAGATTACGGGCAACTGCAGACCGACGAAGATACCTACCCGGTCACGTTCCCCTGTGTGCTGATCAGCGTGGACAAGGTGGATTGGGAGACAGTCACCGACGATTACCAGCGTGGAACGGCCCAGATCATCGTGAAGCTCTGCATCGACTGCTTTGATGACACCCATTACACGAGTGGAACGGCCGGTAAGGTGGCGGAACGTATCGCAATGTTCAAGCGGTTGCATGAGATTGTACGGCATGTGGAATCGGAAAAGGCGACGGAATTGGAACGCACCGGGTCGCGCTGGTATTCATTGCCGGGAGCCATCAAAGTGTATGAGAGTACCTACGAATGTATCATGGATGAAGAACCGGCCTGATACTGGCTATCCACCGGGGAAGAGCGTGAGTTGACGGGCGTTGATCCGCGGCTTGCGAACTTTCGGAACCGGTTTCACTTCGATATCGGTCAGTTTGTCGCAGTTTTGACGGATGATGGCCATGATGCGGGCTTCCGAGATGAAGAACTCCTGTTCGGAGAGGATCTTCAGGGCATCGTCAAACCGCCGGCGCTCGATCTCCGTCCAGTAGTAATATCGGCGTATCAGCGTTTCATCGCGCAGCGATATCAATCTTTTGTTTCTTCCCTTAGACATGATGGCACAAACTCTTTATCGCAAAATTACATATTTCCAATTGAATAACCTTCTTTCCCAGTCAAAAACATATCCGCCCCCCTGTTCCCCTCGCCCTTTCTATATTTACTCCCAAAATGATTATTTTTGATTTTTCCTGTTCTTCCTTCTGTGTCTTTGATACATTGAAGAACATTGGGGATTTGTCCTATAATCTTTCATACTCATGAGCTATATTCAATTTTTTCGTGATTTGAATTATTGAACTAAAATGTTTGAACTGAAAATTATTCAAACATAAAAGGCGGTAAAAAATTACCGCCCTATTATATATTGCGAATTTAAAGATTGCTATTTAACTACCTTGTATTTATTTTTTGTATATGACTGTCAAACTCAGCCATATTTAATATAGCTCGTCTTATTGAGCGATAGTCATTTTGCGGGACTTTGCAAAAATCATTTTCCCCATTTTCATCCTCAACTTCAAATAACCCCTTTGGATTACGAGATGTATTTATCAAATCGACATAACACCCATAATCAATAGAGTATACATTATATCTTATCCCAGGCGTATCTCTACTAGAAACACTTTGTTTGATAATATGCAAAACACGAGCATCATATAAAAAATCTATTAATTCATGATTTTCATCACTTTGTAAAAGAAATGCTCTAGCATGACGTTCGCCTATAACAGTATCAATAATCCAATTTAAAAGATTTCGTGCTTCCTTGTATGATTTTACCGATGCTTCTTTATCTTGATTGTACCATTTTTTTGCAGCTTGTCTAATATTTGGCACAGAAACTTTATTATAAAAGTCATTTGTTACGGCAACAGATAATATATTAAAGGCATCTCTAGGAACACCTTCTGCAGCACGAGCTAATTCTTCAAAAGCTGCTTCTTGTGTAAATAAATCAGATATTAACTTAGTAGAATCATTATATTTTACTCCATCAGGTAATAAACTATTAATGTGTCTATAAAGCAATTCTTTAAAAAAGAATAAAGTTTGAACATCATTATTGTTAAATACCATATAGTCATCAAGATTGCAACTGTAAATATCCGCGCCAATCTCTAAACCCATATATTGTTTATTGTCAATCTGGATTTTTAAATTGGTACGATGTTCGATTGCTCCTATTTTTATAACAATATTATTTAATGGTGCTAAAGTTCTCCTTAGCATGTCTGATAAATAAGGCTGTAAATCATATGGTATTTCTGAAAATTCATCTAAAATAATCCATATTCTATGGGGAGAAAAAATGGATAATAAATCCTTAAATAGATTCATGATTGAAGGGAAATGCAAATAACGAACAGTTGTTCCATGTTGTGTAATCTGTTCAACTTTTTTATCTTCATTTCTTTTAGATGTTCCAAATTCTAATCCACTTGAGGTGCCTATTGTTGCTTGTAATTCAAGTTCGTTAGATTTAGCCATTTCTATCCTATTTTCCACAGTTGTATCACCAATAATACTTATTTGACTAAGCTCCTCGGATATTTTTGACAAAATAGGAACTGCTTCTACTATATATTGTTCTTTCGCTGTATCATTTTGAGTGATGAAAGAATTTATTTGGTCATGAATTTCCGAAAATATATCAATAACTAATCTTGTGACTCGTTGTTCAATAGGTAATTGATTATTAGTGTAAATACTATTAGTTGAACCTAATATTCTCAGATCAATATAAATTGGACAATCATATTGTTTCTCTAATAAAGTACATAAATAGGATAATATATGAGTTTTACCAGTACCACGTCTTCCATACAAGATATGATTGTCACATCCTTTTAAAAGAGGAAGTAATGAACCCAAATTAACAAATGTTTCAACAAGTGTATTTTTATCACATTTATCTGCACGCTTTACGATTTGTAGAATTGCACCATTTATTTCATTTTCCATAATATTCTTGTGTCTTAAGAAATACAAAAGTAATTAAAGTTGTACATAAAACCTATATCCCCCCCTTAGACTTAAAGAAAAAGTTATCTCTTAAGTTCAATATTACAATTCTATTCTTTTAATTTGTAGGTTGTTTTACAATCGTGCTAATCTCTCATTCAGGCATTCGAGGTAGGTATACATCGCGCCAGCCTGAATAATGAGCAAAGATTTTTGAACTGGATCAATATCATTGACCTTCTCACTTTCATTGAACACATTTAGCTTCGTTAGCTTCTTTTTGAGTTCATCACGTTCTGTTTCCAATCTTGATTTAAAATCGCTCATATGAATATGGGTTTTACAAAGCCGCCCAAGGTTCAGTTCTTTTTAAAGTTGAATTAACTATTTAATAAAGTTGAATTAACTATTTAATAAATCATATAGCTCTTTCGCTCTGGAATATGTGTCAAATCCTTTCACATTCCGCCATTTTCCGGAGAGAAAACCATTCTCATATACTTGTACCCAGTAAACTGTTATGGGGATACAGCCGTTATAAGCATCGCCTCGAATTATTCTGTATCGCTTCATGTCTTTTTAAATTTTAAGCCATCTCAAAAATATTTTGAGTGGATCTCGGTTTATAATTTATCCATATAACTTCCTGTACTTCGCTGGATCGAATGTTGTTCTTTTTGACTGGAAACTTGATCATTGTCCAGTCTCCGTATAATTCTTGCATAAGAGGACAGTCATAACTGCTTATCATCGCTTTCCCTTCGATTGCATGTAATCGAAGGGAAAGCTCCCGGTGTTGTTCCTCTGAAAACTCAAACTTATAATCGTTTGATGAAGCACGACACTCAAGCGGATATGGTGGATCTACATAAAAAAAGGCATCTGGAAAATCTAACCGACTAATGCAATCACTATAATCTAAATTGGTTATCTGAAAGTTTGAGCGTATTACTTCTGCAACATCATGAAGCTTCTCAATCGCATTATTCCATCGGGAAACTGTTTCACCGCCTTGAGCATTTACGTGTTGTTTTGCGCAATGCCATCCCTTGTTCTTGCGTTGTGCACCCAGTCCGAAAAAAGACTGACGGATGCGAACATAAAATCTTCGGGCCTGCTCGATCTTGTCTGCAGATGGTTCCCAGGAATTATTGTATTCCAATTCGGAACAGGGAGTGAGCAGTAGTAGCCGTATCAATTCCAGTTCATTATTCCTCAATACCTCAAAGAAATTAGTGATATCGGCATTAATTTCGTTGGCCGTCTTTATCACTCTTCCTTTGTAATTGAGAGATACTACCATGCTTCCAGCAAAAAGATCCACCAAGTGAGTAAATTTATCGGGGAAGTATTTGTATAAATATTCCAACCAGGTAAACTTACCTCCGAAGTAGTTAAAGGCTATCAGCTTATCTTTGTTTCCACTCATATTACTTCATTTCTATTTAGTTGTTAGTTTTTATTGTCTTTTACTACAATAGCACATGTAACCATCATTTCGATAGAGATAACAAGAAGTCCAAGCCAAAAATTGATTTTAAAAGCCACTGCAGCCAAGACGGCAAGAAACAATATGTAACCAGCCAGACCTATTAAGCCAAAAATTTTTTTATTCATACCTATACTTTATTCAGATTCTCCTTCCATTTCTTTTCCTCATTCGTTATATATTCATAAATCTCCGGCCAGGTAGGCAGACCGCCCACCTGCTTGTCATCGATGTAGCAATGGGCATAAATCTTGCGGGGATCATCGCCATAGCGAGCGAGGTTCTGCGGTTCATGGGCATTGATGCGGTCAAAGGGGATACCTTGCTCCAAGAGCCAGTTCAGAGCATCCTCCAGCCGCTCACCCCGACGACAGGTCCATAATATAATGTAATGGCCATCGTCCTTCAATTTGTTCATCATCTCTACCGCGTATGGTTTGGGATTCCCGATTTCAGGATAGGGCCCCATTGAGAGGGTTCCGTCAAAATCAACTGCAATAATCATACCCCGTCCTCCATTTTATTGGCTGCCTTGATTTCATACTTGTCGTAATAGACCCGTTCACGGTCGGTGAAGCAGCGGTCTGAGATCAGGTCGAGAAGCTTCATGAAGTTCAGCTCATTGCCGACGCGCAGGTCGGCTCCCTCGAAGAATACCCTTACGAACTCACGATAAGCCTTGATGGCACGGATCAGCTCTCCCTTGCGGTGTTCCCATTCGGGGACGGGCTTGAAGCCCCGGTCGCTGAAGTAGGCAAAAAACATCTCGATATGATAGATCGCCAGGTCGGCCTCGTTGAGCGACAAGTGCAGGATCTTACCGAAAAAAGCCCGTTCGGCTCGATCCATATTGCGGTTGTCGTCGTGGAACTGTTGGTCGATCCGGGAGTCTTCAAGCTCCTTTTTCAAACGTGCTATGCGCTGCATGGCCTGCTGATGGCGGGCGTAGTTCCGGTTTCGGAGACAGGAGGCGGCATCATTCATCGCCTCACGCAGCTCCTGCTCGATCAGAAAGACCGGGCGGCATTTGTGCCGATTGGCGGCACAGGATTGTTTCTTCTTTTTCATCTTAAAATAATTTAGGTTCTTTTGATTCGTTGATATACTCCAAAAGAAGGTAGTCCAACTGTTGTACCTCCCAGTTGATGCCGGGGCGGTTCCGATAGAGGTTACGGATCAGCCGTCGGCATTCTTCGGGCATGAGGCCCGAGTCGAGCTTCGCCATCGGGAGGTTGATACGGTCGAGTGTGATGGTCGAGGCTTGCAAGATTTTCGCATTGCCTTTCCATATACCTTTCAAATAGATTTGCTTCACTGCCCCCGATGGCATTCCTGACCGGATGATGCAGGCGGATCGTCGTGAAACATCGGCAGTTCAACTTGCCATTGAAGTTCTCTTCAAATTCCAATCGTTCGTCCATGACTTTGTAATATTTTCCTGTTTGTTGTTTGCATTTGAAACAATAGACCATCCACTTGTTCGAAGTCCTCACCACCCGGCAGACGGTGTACCTGAAACCACAGGGGCAGACGTATATCCAGCGACCGGGGGTGAGGGTAGTGGATTTTACCCGTTTTACAGTCGGTTGAACGACGGTTCGAGTTTCTTCCATACGCCCATCTTGTCTTTCTCGAAGAAATAGAAGTTGGTCGCCGTCCCTTCGACCAGGTGTGACTCCTTGAAAAGGTTCATGATCGCGGTATATTCGGGATCATCGAACTTATCTTCCAACTCGTAGAGTTTCGAGATCGACTTATAGTCGAGATCACCATACTTGTTGCGCTCCAAAAGCGTCATCGCCAACTGGTACATCGGGTCGTCGCTTCCGGCATCCTTACCCTCGATCCACTGCTGCAGGAACTCGATCAGGCGCGAAGCGGCGATATCGGCACGCTCATCAAAACGTTTCACTTTGTTTGACCTCACTTCGATACGGAAGCACCCCTCCTGGACGGTGAACGACATCTGTCCCTCGCGGCGCAACTGGCCGTACTCGGCGAGCACTTGGCGGAACGCTCCGATTTCATCCACGCAAAAAGCGTGCAGCCCTTTCACTTCGTCGCACACGGAACGCACTTTGTTTTCAACTTTCTGTACTAATTCAGCACGGATGCCTTCATAGGCGGCACGTTTGTCCAACGCCTGGCGGTGTTCTTCTTCTCTTTTTTTAGCCAACAAGGCTTCTAAATCTTTGCTTGTAAGTTTGCTTAAATCTTCCATTTTCGTTTGTTTTTAAAAGTGTTATGTTTTTGAATGATGTTTTTTATACTTCATGTATTCGTGGCGGAGGAAAGCGAGCGACTGTTCCATCTGCTCGATCTCTTCCTCCCATTCGCGGAGCAGGCGGCGCTGTGCCTCCATGTCGGGCGTGGCACGTGTCAGCAGCATCTCGGCAAGGAAAGCCGCGTCTTCCTTCAGCTTGTCCTGCCGGCGGCGGATCTGCTGCCCGCGCTTTTCGATCTGCTGCAATCTGACTTTTATCGGGATGTATGCCATGGTCCTTAGTTTTTGCCGATCGGATGGTCCAACTCGGGGTTGCCCTCTATGCTTACGCGGTTGCGCTTACAATAGAGGTTGTAAATAGCGCTCAGCTTGTCGTCCGGTATTGCGTTGAAGTTGCTGCAGTTGGCCGCCCGGCAGGCGATGCCCATCACATAGCGCAGCTTGCATTCGCGGCTTTCGAAGGTGTAGCCCAATTTATCCACATAGGTGCAGATGGCGGCGATCACCCGCTTCGCCGACCGGTCGCGCCGATACTCGTAGGCCATCTGTTTTGCTTCACCCTTGGGCTTCATCGCATCGATCATCCGGCTGTATTGGGCCGGGAACTTGGTGTACATCTCGCTGAGCGAGGTGGTACGCCCACCGCTATGCTCATATACGAGTCCTTCCTTGATCACCTCCTTATACCGGGGATCGTAGCCCGGTGTCTCCTTCAGCAGCGCCCAGAAAAGGGCGTGCGAGGGGAGACGTTTCTTGGTTTGTTTCTTTGTTGTTGCCATATTTTTATAATTGTTAATTGTCAATTGTCCTGTCCCCATGTATCAACGACGCGGTCTCTTCGTCGATGTCTATGCGTCCGCCCTCTCCGTCACCGCGAATGGTAGCGAACGCCGCCAGCCCTTTCACGTGGAAGATTGCGTAGGCCATCTGCTTGGCGCGCACGGCGGGCGATCCTTGCGGCTCGCCTTTGTC